CTGCTACTCTGTGGGCATTGTTCAATACCACGTCTGAGTGGTCTTTCCCATCCGCCACTCTATGAGCGTTGTTCAAGACCACATCTGCGTGACTTTTCCCGTCGGCCGTGACATGCGCCAACGCAGTTACGACTTGGGAGTGATCCGCTCCATTGCTGGTTCGGTGGGTGTTGTTCAGCACGACATCGCTATGGTCTTTCCCGTCAGACGTTCGGTGGGTGTTGTTCAAGACCACATCTGCGTGACTTTTACCATCGGCGGTAACATGTGCCAACGCAGTCACGACCTGAGAGTGATCCGATCCGTTGCTGGTTCGGTGGGTGTTGTTCAGCACCACGTCTGAGTGTGATTTTCCGTCGGTTGTCGCATGAGTAATTGCTCCGGCAAGAGCTGAGTGATCCGTCCCGTCTCCGGTACGATGTGCAGTATTTAGCAACACCGCAGCATGATCGCTGTCGACCGAAACATAGTATCCAGTATGGACAACTAGAATCGACCCGATTTCGTTTACTGCGCCTCCGACAATCGGGAAACCAATCACTCCAGAGCCTGGCGTCGCCGCCTGCACGGCCGGAATTGCTCGACCAGCGGTATCGGTCATAAGTTGATCTGTTCCGACCACAGTGTTTCCGAGAACGATTTTGGAAACACCGTTGAATCCAACTTCGGCGATCTGTCCACTCGTCGGTTTATTTTGCAAAACGCCGGCCGCGAACTCCCCCTGCACCGTGCATCGAATCACCGCACCTGCAGCATTGAGCTTGACAAACCGATACTGCGAGCTCGACAGATCTTCTCCTGCTACCAATGAGATAGACTGCAGATTTGAATCATAAGCCATTGGTATCCTCCTTTAATTTCCAGCCGATCCGGTTTGACGCGGATGCTCGTTAAGGTACTCTTGATAGAGCGCCGGATTCCGTTGGATAACCAGGTCGATTGCTTTCGCTACCGTGAAAGACTTATCTGCCGATTTCTCGACCAATCCGCTGGCCATCTTCTCGATCTTTTCCCAAGCAGACCCATTTTGAGAATCTGCGGCACCACCAATCCCGGCCTCTTTGAAAATTGAAGACGTTTTCATCGCATCACTCGCCGACTTCAAAAGAGCGAATTGTTCTTGCGCGCGTTCTGGCGAAGAATCATTCAAGGCCTTCAGCATAACGCCGAGATCTTTTGCTGACTTCCCTGGAAAATGAGAAAGCTCACGAGATGCCTTATCGATCCATTCGGCAGTCTCGCGTTTATCCTTTTCAACCTTCAAGGCCTTGGTGATTTCTTCGTTGGCTGATTTCATCGCGGCAAGTTGAATTTCTTGCGCTTTGAAAATTTCCTCTAATTCAGGAGAAAGTTCCTTTTTCACTTTCCTCATTTCCTCTTCCTCTGGTTTACATTCCGCTTTCTTTTTTTCAGAGATTGGAATTTCATCTTCTTTCTCGTTAGACTTTTTTGTCTTTTTTTCAGAAGCTGGAAACCCAACCAATTCTGAAAGCTTGCTGAGTACATCACCGGGGATTTGGTCTTTGTATCCGGACAACAACCGCAATGCACCCTTCACAGCATTCTGTCCCTCTGCGGAGAGTTTTGCTTTTTCAAACCAGTCATTAAGCTTACCCTCCTCGTCAATTTCGGTTTCCAGAACCGCCTTTAAAATTTCATCCATTGAAAACTCCTCTTGTTTAAATACTGGGAACCTTTTTTTCTTATTGGCACCAGCGTCAACCAAACTGACTTCAAACGCATTTAAGTCAGTTAACTCAGTCAATCCTTTCTTCTTCAAATCGGTCATGCTGAAGTCATTTTCCCTTCGATGAGATCAACGAATTCCACTTTTGGCATCTCGTTTTTCATCATCTTTCGACGGACTCCGAACCCGCCTGGAGAAAAAGCATTGATCTTGCCATCCTGGAACAACTTCCATTCGCGATCATCGAGCTTTACGCCAAGCACCCATGAGCCGCTATGGAGCATGTCAGAGCCAAAAGCACGTCGATAAACACGATGATCATCGTTGTTCATAGCCTTCTTGTATTGGCTCGGAGGATATGGTTCGATCCAAGATTCAACGACCTTAGCATTTGTCTTCCCTTTGTGCTGCAACCCTATCACCCTCGAGCCCTCCATAAAACCATGGGCTGTTTTTTCGACTTCAAACGGAGAAACCCAATCATTATGAGCATCCGCCGTTGGACCATTAGATCCATATGGATCCAATACGATTCCGTAAATTATTTGTTTTAAGGGGTCAGACTTTGCTATCTTAACAGTGGCGTCTTTACCAGTCTGGACATCAATCAACCGTGGTTTTTCGCCAGGTTTTCCCCAAATAAGATAGCGTTGGTTTTTCCCTCGAAGCTCGCTTATGCTTTCAGCGAGGTCGCCTTTTGTTGCGGTTGCCGTCTGGTCGATTGGCTTCTCAATCAGCCACCGACGAGCGCCCGCAATTGGGGCGTACACTATTAAATATCTACCCATTAATTTACTGCCGTCAAGGAAAATTTCAACGGAATGTTGTTTTACGACCCCAATCTTGTAACTGCCATGGTCGATTCGGAAAAACTTTGCATACTTATCTGATGTCGCACCAGACTCGCCAGGCGGCGAAATATAAGGTTTTTTCGCACCGACATAAAGCCATTCCTTCGGCTGTCTGCCTTTTGGCGTTACTTCAAGGCTGCTATCTTGTTTTAAATCAATGACCCGATCAGTATCCGGTCCATTTTTTTCTGTCTCTCCAAGAAAAACGGTAAATCCCCAGAGCTCACCATTGTTTCCTTCGAGACGAAGATCTCCATGGATGGAATGGTTTGTTTTGAAAAGATCTTGTTCGCTGAGATTACTTTCATCTTCTTCCAGCCCACGCCAGTGTCGTTGGTAAGTAAAAAAACCTTCGCCTGATTTTGGTGGTAATTCATACCAGTTTTTATTCCACCAATCCAATGCTTCATTCGATCTTGTTCCGCCTTCTGCGGCTTTCCAAATTTTGCTTTTTTCGATTATCGACTTAACTCGTTTTAATTTTCTGGTTATCTCGCCGGAATCTTTATGCTTAAATATTGCAGCCGGGTGCGGGAGAACAATGTCTGCTCGTTCTCCAAGTGCCCTTGCTGCAGTAGATCCAAGCGCGACGATGATATCAATGTTTCTTCCGTCGAGTTCTTTTATTATGAATTCTCGCCACTTTTCAATTTCATCGTCAGTCGGGTCACGTCTATTTTGATCATCATCCAGCATTAATTCGGGGACGGCATACATCAGCATGATGTCTTTTTTTATCAAACCCAATGGAGCGAGATATTTGTCTCTGAAGATCAATCCTATGTCACCGACAAGAGGTTCATTTCTAGCCGCTTCAATCTTCGATGGAGAAGTCGAAACAAAACACACATTGGCAGAATCAGAACCAAAAATTTTAAACGGTTCTGATTTCGCAATTTTTTCATTTGGCTCTTTCAATCGATCAATTTCTTGGATAAATTCACCGTCTCCGATCTGCAATCCCCTACGCTGCATTTCTTCCTTGACCCATACGCCGGCATTGACAAAATTCTCGACAGTTTTTCCACGCCGTTTCGAATTTGTGTACCATTGATTGAGCTTCAACCAGATCGATTTAAGATCATCATCGCTGATGTCTTTTAACTTCTCTGGTTTTATTTCTGGCAACACAATTTTGTGGAAAACATCAGGTTCATCTATGCGGTGAGCTGCTCGACCTCCAGCAGCGGGACGAGCAGATTGCAAAAGCGCCGCATACATCCATCCCGGGAGATGCTTCTTGGCACGCTCGATCATCTCCACGAGGAATTCATTGCTGTATGATTTGTAAATTTCTTTCTCATTTACATCGAGGTTTTTGATATTTTCATCCATCTTTATGCCTCATGAATAATCTCATCTATTCAAGCCTCTGAAGCTCTGACCAGCTTCTCTGTGCAGCGACATGACGGATGAGCCGTTGGTCCTTCAATCGGCCCATCAGGACCATCATACATACCGTCAACCGGTGCTCTTCTACCGTGCATTTCTACACAGATTTCACACGGTCGATCCTTCCGATCGCTTTCCGGAGCCGATATCCATTCGCGTTCGACCGCCGGCATATTTCCAGATTCATTGGCCGTACGCCACATCTCGCGGCGACCTTCTGCCTGCGCTTGAATCGTCTCAGTTCTTCCGATACGTTCGGCGCGTTTTTTTAACAACTCTTCGCTGTATCGTGCTTTCTCGCGTTCTATTTTATCTTCGGTAAAACCCTGGCTTTCCATGAGTTCTTGCCGATTGATTACCGCTTGATATTCTCGCGGAAGCAAGCCGATATTCTGCTTTATCTGACCATATAGTTTTTCAGCTCGCAGGCCACGCTTGAAACCATCCTCAATGATAGCCTTGGCGGTGGTCCACTGCTTGGCTGTGATGCCATCGGTTACGAGTTCCATACATCGAGCAGCTACCCATCGCTTAGCGTATGGATTGACCGGTACTATTGGGACAAGCCATCTATCATCAATCGAGTCATCCGACTTTGGCTTTGATTTTGGTTTTGTCTTTTTCTCAGTGCGCTTTAAGACTTCACTTTTTTCTGGTCCGGATACCGTAAACCGAAAATTTGTATGCAAGTCGCTATTGACACGATCGGAAGCATCTTGACCAGATTCTCTGATTACATCGAGATAGGCATTGGTCATCCTATCGATGAATGAGTTTAGCGCGTCTGTTGATACCTTTGATTTCTTGCTCGATAGATCCATCAACGGAAGTGCAGCAAGTGTTTGCTCTACCCCCTTATCCATCGCGCCTCGAAATCCATCTGGAATTTTATCCGGAAGTTGAGCGCGAATCGCCGACATGAAAGCGCTCGCAAACCGTCCTTCATGCTTGGCGGCTATCGCGTACGCATGCTCAGCATCTTTTGTCGGCTTGAAGTCTATCCAATCAGGTTTCTTTGCAAGACGTTTCAATGTCCTTACATTTCGATATTTCAAAACAAGCGCCATTTAGTTTATCCGTGCTCGAATGATCTTCAGACCGCCTTTTTTAGATTTCTTTGTTTCCTCGCCGGGAGTAGGTTGTGGTTTTTCATCAATCCGCTGGTCGGCGCTCGGGACTGGAAGTTTCGCGAACTCCAACAACTTGCGCTTGATCGCCTCGTCATCTGGTAACTGACCAGCTGATGCAAGCGATTGGATATAAGTTCCTAGCTCTCCCAGTGGCCGATCCTCGAGGTCTCCATGCACGAGCTCTGGCCATAAGTCAACATTAATCCCATTGACGTTCATTAGTGTATCTATCGCTTGCTGGTTAAACGTCGAGCAGATGCCATTGAGTATTGATCCAAGAGCAACCGCGAATAAATCTGTCTGACTCGATGATAGAGCAAGCGATCCAACGCCAGCCATGCCGAGCTCGATAAACTGCGCCAGCACGGACTGAAGCATACCAATTTTGTACGAGCGCTTAATTGAGTCTGTATCAATCTGCCGGCGCCCGCCGCTGGAAAGAAGCTTGAGTTTAAACCCGGATGGACTTCCATCGGCGAGTGTTTCAGCCGGAACAATGGCATACTCACGCTCATCACGCTTGAGCTGCCCCATCATTGTTTGTAGCGAGGACAATAGCGCTTTGTCAGTAGCGCTTGCAGTTGTATGCAGCAAAGAGATTGGAACCTCCATCACCAGCAACCCAGTCATGTCGCGCTCAATTCCCATTGCCTCTATTTTGCAAATCTTTTTATAATATGAATAATCTGTCACAGCGTTGCGCAACAATGAGCGGCCATCTGGGTTGTTTTTCGTTTTCTTTGTGCGAAAGTGCAATGCCTTTTCGATCGGAATGAACGCGCGCTTTCCTGTCGACATATCCCATTGATGCATTCCGAGGATGTCTGTGCGTTCTGAAAGTTCCCATCTGTCAAGCGAATCCTGAGCCCGGAGAGAAAATCCGCGCCATCCGATCTTTCCATCGTCGAATCTCGAATGCGTATCGTATTTTCGAGTTTGCCCTCGCCGCATTTTGTAGAGCACTTCGAAGTAAGACCACCCGAAGACGAGCTCGCTCAAGACCTCTGAGATGAAATCCTCGAAGGTGTGATCCATATCGATAAGGCATTCTTCGACGAATGAAGCAACTTCCTCACCTTCTGACGTATCATCCGCGGGTTCTACGCGCCATTCCACTTGACGAAGTAGGGACTCAATCGCGAAGAGAATTGCACCAATCGTTGATGAGTTATCTGACATCTCGCGGTAGAATTTCGGACCATATGTTCCGCGTAGTCTTGTATTCCACTCTTCGTCAATGAGACCGCCATATTGTTGCAGACCAGAATATCCAATAACATTCAGGTCTAGTTTTTCAATTGATGGTTTTTTATTATCATTATCTGGCATTTTTAAAACTCCCATGGATTAGAGCGCAATCCGATGTCAGGAAGCCTGATCCCCGTTGCATCAAACTTAAAGTTATTGCTACCCATTAAACGCTTAAGGGCATGAGCTGTTGTATCGGTCTGATCGTTTGTCGCAGCGCTTGGAAATGTAGTCAGCTCAAAAATATAATCATCGAGCCATGGGGCATTTGCCGGAAGGTATACATTGCCCGCCTCAAATAAATGAAGTACCGCAGCGAGCCGAGCCTCCTTTGATCCAACTGCCGGGACAAGAATCAAACCAGGAATTGACGATTGAAGTGTTGTCTTAACTGCTTGTGCGTCAGCAGCATCCTCAATACACTTTGTTGTCGCCAGTGGCCACCTTTGTGATAGTTCGATGAGCGCTTTCATCTGCTCAATAAAATCCATCTTCGCCCGCACCTGATCTATCAGATAGCAACTGGACCCGAGTCGCGCCCATACCTGACCGACAGCGTATGATGTTCCGGTCGCCTTGAATGTCAGATCCCAGAACTGTACCCACTCGTCAAAAACCGGTGGTTGATCGGTGTAAAACTTTAGGTAGTCTTTCTTTACCATCCCGCCAAGCATTGGCGCTGGTCGTTGTTGGTAAAATCCAGCCCAAGAATATGAGCTCGCGTTTGCTTTGATGTTTTCCAATACTTCAACCGGAAATCGTTCTGGAAGAAGTGGCTCTCCTTCTGGTCTACCGAGTAAATCATCCGCCCCCTCAGATAATGCAGGATAACGGAAATGCACCCACTTATCCTTATGATGATTTAGCAGATAACCTGTGAGATCGTCTTCGTGCCATCGTGTATGTTCAACAAGAATCGAAGCGTTCGGCTCTAGTCGCGTATATAATGTATTGTTGAACCAATCAATCACGCGCTCGCGAGACAGCGAGCTCATGGCCTCTTCCCAGTCTTTATGTGGATCGGTAATGATCACCAAATTACCACCTCTACCAGTGATTGGTCCTGACACTCCTGTGGTGCGCATCCCACCACCTTCGTCTGTCTGCCAATTCTCTCGCGCTTTTGAGTCAGATCGAAGATTGATATGTACCAATGGATTCATCTCGGCTTCGTCTCGAACGCGACCGCCCCACTCCCCGGCGAATGGACCACCGTATGATGCGAGAATAACCGAATGCGTTGGGCAATGCTCAATGTACCAAGTGGGAACCCATTGTGCCATGAATAATGACTTACCATGACGTGGGGCGGCATTAACTATAATCCTCGCGCCTCCATGGGCCAAAAGAGGGGCAATGCGTTTACCGAGATCAACTAACCAATCGTAAGGTATCCAGCGCCGGTGCCCGCGAGAAACAAGAGCTGCATAAGACGTGAGACCATATCGCCATTTCTCTTCGTCGTAAAAACCGTTTTGCAAAGGACGCGCAGCACTCACACATCAGCCTCGCTCTTTAATTGTTTTACAATCACCTGCTCGAGCTCGAGCACTTTACTGGCGACATCTGGATTTTCAAAGACTTGCTGCAATCCAGATTTCACGCCGGACACATCAAGCGTTCCCTCAATCTGTTTTCGTTCAACAAACATCGCGAGTATCTTCGCTAGATCTTCTGCGGCTTTTGCGCGTTGAGTCATCGACAAATTTGTGTCGCGCATGATTGAGGTAAAGAATTCCATGACCTCTTCGTTTGTCGCTTGACCTTCATATTTCGACTTTTTGACTTTGATGCTTAGGGTCTCCATCTCCTGCCTGGCGTGCATAAGCTGGTCGGAGATCGCCGAGGTGCCCTTTGAACTTCCGACGATTACGGTTTGTTTCCACAGAAAAAGCAGTCCATCGTAGATGTCTCCGAGAATATCGATCCTCTGATCGAATGTCAGCTTTTTTAGACCAGACCGGTCTCGTAGTTTTGCGAGTTCTGCTACTTTTTCTTTGATGTCGTCGTATTCTGCCATTTTAAAAACCTCTAGGTTTTGGTGCTACAATCTTAACAAATCGGCAATTGACAAGCTTAACAAATTGGCAATGGTATAGCGCGCGCGCGTCAATGCAGTCAGGCTTTATGTCGTCTTGCGAATGTTCAGAAATGTTTCTATTTGTCAACGGAAAAGCACCTCTAAGATTGAAAATAATGAGTTTTTACATGATTGTCAAAATAAAAAGGACCATCGGTGAAAAATTGGAAACACCGATGGTCCACACAGAAAGGAGTCCGAACAAAAAAAGAACCTAGCTGAACCGACAAATTAAAGTTACAAATTTGTTAACAAATTGTCAAGGAGAAATTTAATTTATTGGTTACACATCTGAAAAATGTTGACTTTGAGTATGGTTGAATTACTCTCACGAACGCGGGCACTCTCCGGCCGAGAGCAGCGCCGCGAGCCGACACCCGTGGCGCTCGCCCGCTTTCTTTTAAAATTTTTCCACAAGACGAATACCGGGACATAATTTTTCGCCGCCCATTTTTGTTTAGATCTTAACTCCTACTAAATACTAAATACCAGATACTACTAACTACCGTATATAACTAAGCAAGATTAAGACAAGACAAGACAAGAGAGCTTTGATTATGAGACTCCACATGAATGATATGAACGATTTAGGCCAAAATCGGAAACTTTTTTTAAAATCATTTTCACAAGGAGATTTTCCGAAAAAGGCTCATATCGTTCATATCATTCATGGCGAAACGAAAATTGGGGAGGTTCCCGAGGAGCAGGGGGCAACTATGTGGTCGGGAAAACAATAGAACAACTTTCTGTGACTCTTGTGACTCTTGATCCCTTTTTTTAGGAAAAGTCCCATGAGAAGTATATAGAAAAGTTACCGCAAAAGAGGTCCTATGGGTCACATGAGTCACTGCCATATGGAGTAAACTAATATTTTTTCTAGGTACTTTTCTCCATAACGTTCCATGGACGTTGAGCCCCATGAATGCCCGTTGGACCCCGTGAGGAAGAATTCTGGCTCTCTGAACGAGGTTTGATATGGTTTGGGAGGTTTGCTACAGCCGATTCTACAAAAATGGCAGAAAGTATGTAAGGGTATATTATATAAAAAGCTTTGAAACAAACCTCTGAAACCATATCAAACCTCGTTTGCTCATTTCAATACGCCATTTTGGTGTATGATATTTAGGAAAAAACAAAAAAAACCTTGACTTTGTTTTTAAAGAAATGTAGAGTGCAAAAAAAACAAACGAGGTAAGAAAAATGAAAACTGTAATTAAGATGATTATTTTTGCAGTAGCTTTAAGTTGTTGCGAGGAAGAACAAGGAGATTTTGGTGTCGGAACGATAGTCCATATTGACGGGATAAAGTCAGAAATCGGTTTTGATATTTATAACACGATCCCAGATATGGATCTGCGTAACAGCGACGATGGCCGTATCCAGATCTCGGACTACAAAAAAGATGGAATCGATTACCTAATCATCGATTTCAGTTTTAAAAATTGTGGTCCATGCATAAAACTAGGCGAATATCATCAGCAAATACTACAACGATTGCGAGATGACGGGATGTCTGTTGAGTGGGTGACGGTGTTGGATCCGGTCGCAAAAACCACACTGAGCGATGTCGAAGAATGGCAAAGTAGGACCGGGGGTAATACTCTACTCGATGATGGGTGCAAATATTGCGAGGATGGCCGGCTGTATCCATTGTTGATCCTGGTAGATTTTGAAAATTCCAGGGTAGAATATAGAGAAAATGGTTTTCTGGATCCAAAAAAATATCCAAATAGTTTAGACTACTTAATCGACGAAATTCTAAATTCGTAATTTTTTTCTTGACAAAAAAGATCGATTCCGCCAATAATTATCTTTGTGAGACTGGAAAATAAACAAAACAGAGTATCAGGCCACCCAGCGGATTGAGCCTTTCTCCAATCCGGGTCTCACAATCCGTCCTCTCCGCTGGGTGCCTGGCTTTAACCATGCATGAGGCGAAAAAGTGGACTACATAAAACTACATAAATCGTTTTTATCTTCGGATGTTTGGAAGAATCATGACGCGACAAGATTGTTGATAACAATTTTAGCATTATGCGTCCACCTAGAACAAAAAACTGTATATATTTGGGAGGATATGCTCGGAAGTATGTGCGGTATGACAGGATTGGAATGTAGAAAAAACCTGTCTATTCTGGAAAAATTTGGAAGGATAAAGATGCTTCCGGACCCGATTTATGGGAACACTGTTGGGTTTGAAATCCTGGTGGATGATTTAAGTTGAAAAAAATGAAGAAAGTTGAGGAAGCTTTCGACCGAGAGAGGAACTGAGCCATGAACGACGACAAACACGAAACGCGGGACGAATACGATGATCGGAAGGAGCAGCACGAAGCGGCATCTGAGATTGATGCTTTCCGCGCGTCCTGCACGCACATTCGCGTCATCTACCGCCCTGTTGGAGGAAACGCGGAGGGTTGGCGGCCGGTATGGGTCTGCGAGCAGTGCTGCGCTGAGTTCGTGCTGGTAAACAGCGAGAGAAAAACGGAGCGGGGTTAACAGGAGGTCATGCGTGAGTTGGCACTATTCGCTGGCGCTGGAGGAGGAATTCTTGGAGGCGTGCTACTTGGATGGAGAACCGTGTGTGCAGTGGAAATCAACGCCTACTGCGCACGACGACTCATGCAGCGACAAAATGAATGGCACCTGCCACCGTTCCCCATTTGGGATGATGTTTGTACCTTCGACGGACGCCCATGGAGAGGCTCTGTTGACGTGGTTTCGGGGGGCTTTCCTTGCCAGGACATCAGCGCCGCAAACAGCAACGGCGCAGGCATTGACGGCGAGAAGAGTGGGCTTTGGCGAGAGTTTGCGCGGATCGTTCGCGAGGTACGACCGAAGTATGTGCTCGTGGAGAACAGCCCAAACCTCACTACTCGGGGCCTCGGACGAGTGCTTGGAGACTTGGCCGAGGTGGGGGCTGATGGCCGGTGGGGCGTGCTATCCGCAGAAGCCTTTGGAGCATGGCACCTGCGAGAGCGGCTCTGGATTGTTGCCGACCTTGACCGTGAGCGGGAATTACAACCGCAGGGGTGCGAGCAAGAAAGCAGGCGATGGGTTGGCGACGGCCGTGGCGAGGCTGCCGACCCTTCGGGCGACAGACGGCGAGAGAGGCGGCAGGGTCGACCTCCTTGCGATTGTGAAGTGTCGCCCGAACAAGCATTGCCGATTGCCGACGCTGACGGCGAACGACTGCAAGCCGGCCGGCAAGGTCGAGGTGATGGAGTACCGACAGGAGAACCGCAGGACGACGGTGCAGCGGCTCAGGAGCGCGGTGACAGAGCCAGAGCAACTTGGTGGGACGTTGAACCCGGACTGGTGCGAGTGGTTCATGGGGTGGCCAATCGGATGGACCGCATCCGAGCCCTTGGAAACGGACAGGTTCCAGCAGTGGTTGCTGGGGCATGGGAGACGCTACGACGATGAATCCAGAGATCACAAATAAGCCCTGTTTGTGGAACGGGGAAGTCGCGAAGGGAAAGAAAAAATTCAAGCTTTGGAACTGGTAATAAAACGGTTAAAACAAATACAGATCGAACAGAAATAATGTTACGGGATGTTACGGGATGTTACGGGATGTTACATCGCGTTACACCGTGTTATGTGATAGTTTGAACAATGAAGAACGCAAAAGTTTTGATAAAATACTTGACAGCAATTTTAAGTTTAGTTACGGTTGATTGTTACGCAAAAAACGTAACCAGCGTAACTGGAGGAAAAGAGAAATGTCTGGTTATACCAAGCTTTTTTCAAGCATTATCCATTCGACAATTTGGCGAGAATCAAAAGAAACTAAAATAGTTTGGATAACGATGCTGGCCATGGTCAATAAAAAAGGAGAAGTTGAAGCATCTATTCCTGGTTTGGCTTACGCAGCAGATGTAAGCATAGACGAATGTAAATCCGCACTTAAAGACTTAATGTCTACCGATGAATATTCGAGAAGCAAAGAATATGATGGTCGAAGAATAGAAGAAATTGATGGTGGATGGCTTGTCTTAAACTATGCAAAATATAGAGAAAAAATGTCAGATGATAAAATCAGAGAGCAAGCAGCACTGCGAATGCAAAGAATGCGCGAGAAGAGAAAAAAGAATATCAATCCACCAGCTGAGTTACGCAGTGAGTTACGCAATGTTACAAAAAGTGACGCATGTTACGACATAGCATCTGCATCTGCAGATGCAGAGATCTTCTTACCGCTTCCCGCGGCTAGTTTGGACGATGCCGCTCCTTGCGGTAAGCCATGTTTTGAAGACCTATCTTCCGGGCTAGATCCGGAATCCGGATCCCTATCAGCTACTACCGTATCTAACTTAGTAAGAGACGTAAACGATGATATTGATGAGGAGCAAGAAGCGAGAATTCAACGTGATTGTTTAGGTATTAATCCATTGGACGATAGAAACGATGAAAACGATGGAAATGAGATAAAGCAGAAAAAGCCAAGGAAAAAGCGATCAGACGCTGGAACGGCGAAGATAAAAGATCCGACAGTTGGGTCATTGGTGTGGGAAGCTTACCGAGAAGCCTATTTGGCGAATCCAAGATACGGGGTAGAGCCGGTGCGCAACGCTCGTGTAAATTCGTTCTGTGCGCAAATAGGAGCCAGGCTGGGGCGAGAAGAAGCTCAGGATGTAGTCAGATACTACCTTACACTAAGAAACTCCTGGTACGTCACCAGGGGGCATTCCCTGCAATGTCTAGTCGCGGATTGCGAGAAGGTACGAACAGAGTGGGTGACAAGACAACAGATCACCCAGGCCGGGGCGAGAGAAGATGACCGATTGAAAAACCAAGGCGATGCTTGGCTTAACTCAATCGCAAAATACTGCGAACCTGATGGAGATAAAAATGACTGACAAGGAATTTGAGAAAAAGTGCACAAATGGACAGCGGTGACGCAGTTCTGTCTGTAGATGGAGTCTACCGCTATGTGCTGCGGCGCACCATCGTGCAGCTGTTCCCCGCGAACCCACCCGTGATCTTCTGCCTGCTCAACCCAAGCACGGCCGATGCACGGCACAACGATCCAACGATCCGCCGCTGCCTGTGGTTCGCCAACACCTGGGGGTGCAGCGGGATCCGCGTGGTCAACCTGTTCGCCATGCGATCGCCAGACCCCACCGCGCTGCTGGCATGTGGGGATCCGATAGGTCCAGAGAATGACGCGTGGATTCAACGCACCCTGGTGGAGCCGCACGGGGATGTCGTGGCGGGCTGGGGGGCCTGGGGGAAGCGGTATCCCGCCCGCGTGGCGTCGGTGCTGGCGCTGCTGCGATCCCAGGGGGATCCTGTTTTTTGTTTTGGAAGAACAACGGGTAATCAGCCGCGACACCCGCTGATGGTGCCGCGCTTGAAGAAGCTGGAGGTATTCAATTGGTAGAATGATCGGGCTATTATTGGCGTGGTCAACCCTGCTGGCGTGGCGCTGCGACGATGGGTGCCCCGATGGCGCGTCCTACTGCGACGATGAAGTAGAAGTTTTGCTATGAAGTGCAAATGTGAAAACTGTATTGGATTTTACAAAGATGGTCGTGATGATTGTGAAGTAACTGGGTGCGCTCTTTATCCATGGATGCCGTACAGAAAATTGCAACAATCGCACGAAGACATCATTTTGAACCTAACACGGTCAAAAAACAAACGCGAGAAGGGACGTTTGCTTGTAAAAAACATCGGAATACAGACGCTGAAACACTACATGGCTACCCCCCTACAGGGTGATAGGGTAAATCTGGATTTACCCTCTTTTACGGAGTCTGACGATGATGACCAACAAGGCGATGAAGAATGAAAAAATCAATTGGAAAATTAATCGGAATTACTTGGGAACTCTGTGGAGGTCGCACGCTGTCACAAGGAGCGACCGACATGATAACCGAAAAACTCAAGAAATATCCCGAAAAAGATGTCGAAAACGCACTGTTGCGCTGTCAAGACGAATGTATAGGTAAAATATCGATTGGTGATATAATTGCGCGGATCAAAACCAGCGATGGTAGACCCGGTGCCGATGAGGCATGGGCACTCCTTCCGCAATCAGAAGAGGATAGCGTTGTGTGGACAGAGGAAATGTCTCAGGCGTGGGGCACGGCAAAAAACGTCATGGATGATCAGACGGCAGCAAGATTGGCTTTTCGGGACACCTACAATAGATTGGTCTCTGAAGCTCGTCAGAAAAGACTTCCTGTTAATTGGATATGGAGTCCTGGTATTAATCAATTACAACGAGAGCGCGCTCTCCTCGAGGCTGTTGGACACAAAAGGATTACGATAGAGCGAGCTCTGGAGTTAAGTGGGGCAAAAAAATATGCAGCATTTGGTGTATATTGTATAGAAAGCGATGATAAAGAAAAAGATGTTAAGCAAATTCCTACAAGTAAAATATCAAAATTGGTCTCGGCGCTTGAAAATAAAATGACAGCAGAAAAGGAGAAAAACTAATGAAGCCGAAGAATGGTGACCAGTTAACTGAAATTATTGCAATAATTATTCCCAAAATTATTTCCAATGGATCCAGTTATCGATAACGGAAAGGAAGAAAAATGAATAAATATATTGATCCGACTTCTGTTGGTAATAAAAAAATTATGTTCCTCACAAAGAGATGGTTTTTTTGGCATGGACCATATCTTGGGAAAATTATCGACATTGGTGAATCAATGTCATGGGTAGTAGTATGGAACATTATATCAAATAAACAATTTATAATCAATATCCGCAATTTAAGAGTGATTGATACATTTGAAAATTAATGAAGAAGAGGACGAAAATGACTAATTACAAAGTATTCACGAGTGATCTCTATTCCCCGATCCAAGTCGGATCTCCAGTGTGGGACGGGACGTTGCCATACACCACGCCGGTGGTCGAGCTCGACCGGACGGATAAGGCTTGTGCCAGTGGGTGGAACTTCTGCCGGCGCTCGAGCACAGCACTGCGCATCGCCGGTCTATGGCCGAACGGTTGGCCGTCGCGATTGTTTGAGATTGAGCCGATCGGTGAAGTCATCGAGCGCGGCGATAAATGTCGCGCGGCACAGATTACCATCGTCCGCGAGGTGACCGATCTTCGACCGGCGATTGAGGAGCTCTCTACGCCGTTTGGCGCGCTCAAGGACGCGATGGTTGAAGAGCAG